GCAGACACGACGACCTTTAACTTAAGTGTAACTGACAGTGACAGTGGGGCAAACTTTGTAGTGCCATCAGCATTGAGTCAGAGCAGTGTAAGTCTGACACCTGGGCAGAGCACAACAGTAACACTTATGGTAACTGCCCAGACAGGAGTAACAAGTGGTTCAAACAGCACAACAGTAACAGTCTCAGATGGAGGAGTAAATCATGCTGATGTGGTATCTAATGCTGTAACGACGGTGCTCGGCACAGCAAATGCATCATCTACAGCCTCTCCAGCAGGCACGACTAATGACCTCATAGAGATTTTTCCTAATGTGAGTGGATATGATTATATTCCTGAATGGGCAGTTACTGTGTTTGAATACGACCTTGACCTGCCAGCAGGGGCACATACAATCACACTCTACATTCAGAACAATCTTGGCTTTACAATAAATGCAACCAATTCTGATGATGACATATGGCTTGAGTGTGATTACATAGATGCTTACGATGCTATCTATGGGCATCACTATGAAACAGTTAAATCAACAGAGATCAACATTGCTCAAAGAGCTGATGCAACCGATTGGGACAGCTTGACTGTAACATTCACTCAGGCAACGAGTGGTAGAGTGAAGCTGAGATTAAAGATTTCAACCTACAGTGCCACAGGCACTATTTATGTTGACCCTGAAGTGGTGGTGAGCTAAGATGGCATTTCTGTGGACATACGGGACAGTTAAAAGAAAAACATCAGGCACAACTCCAACTGTAGTATGGAGTTATGGAAAGCCCACTGTTTATTTTGAGTATGTGAGTGGTGGCGGGGGGACAACTTATACCAAGACCATCAACATAGACGCAATAGTTCAAAAGGTTCTTTCTCAAACAGTTAGCTATGATGCACTGCTACAGAAGACACTGCCTGTTGCTCTGTCTGTAGATGGTATTCTACAAAGACTGGCAACTTTAACCACACAAATGGATGCTGTTACACAGGCAACAAAGGAAATTACCACTACAATAGATGCTATTGCACAAAAGGCAGGGTTGAGCATTCCAGCACAGGTGGATGCTGTGCTGTTTGAGACTTTTACTGAAGGATTTAGTCTTGACAGTGTATTACAACAGTTAAAGACAAAAGGCATCTCTGTGGATGGTGTGCTTTCAAAGATAAATACAGAGGTAATCTCTGTAGATGCTCTGCTTGCCAAATATGGAATTACGACATCAACATCTATTGATGCATTACTACTTAAGCAAGGTGCAGTGGTTGTATCTGTAGATGGGTTGCTACAGAGCACAAGGTCTATTACATCACAGATGGATGCTGTGCTTTATAGTGTTACAGGCACTCAGGTAATTTCTACACAGCTTGATGCTTTGCTTAAAAAACTTGGTGTGATAGCACAGGTCAATCTTGATGCACTGACACAGAAGACAAATACAATGAGCATATCTGTGGATGGAATGCTTAGTCAAGAAGTTTTGAAAGCATTTTCAATTGATGCTGTAATGACAAAGGCTATCACACAGCAGGTTTATATTGATGCTCTGACCAAAAAGACACAATTTACTGATATATCGCTTGATGCACAGATTTATAAATTACAGAGTATATCAACATCACTTGATGCCGTCATTGGCGGATTGAGTGGACTTGGAGTAGAGCTGGATGCTCTGCTTACACAAGTTGGTAAAGCCCAGCTTGTAAGTCTTGACGCACTACTACTACAGGGACACATACTGCCCATAACAATGGACAGTATCTGCTATCAGGTAGGAACTTACAATGTGGATATGGATGCTGTGCTTAGGGGGCAGATGGCAAAGACAACTCTGCTTGATGCTGTTGTTTATTCTGCCCTTGTTACTGCTACCCCAAAGTATAGTTTTGCTTCAACAGGTGGCAGATACAGATTTGATGTGAGCAGTAGATTTCATGCTGTGGTGTAGTGCAGAAAGACTGTGTAGGAGGTTGCTATGGCAGCAACAGTACAAATTCATGAAATGACGAGTGCTTCAACAGGTGTGGACAAGACAAATGGAACTGTTAGGTTCAAAAGTGCTGATGAGACTACTGTGGATACTAATAACAGACTTCAGATTCCAGGCTCTGGTAACACTTACAGTTACACCAAACAGCTTCAGTTCTACTTTGCTACTGCACCATCTGTGGATATTCAGAACCTGAAAGCTTACTCAAGCGGAACAAATCCCTGGACTGGTGTTACTGTGCAGTATGATGTGCAGACAGGTTTTTCAACTAATGTAAACACAGATATTGTAGGAACTGACCTTTTCACTGCTACATCTGCCGCACCAATTGACCTTGGAGTGGGTCCCCACACAGGAACTGGTTATAAAGGCAATATCCTGAGACTTCAGATGGTGGTGAGTTCTACTGCAAGTTCTGGCACATTGACTGCTGAAACTCTGACCCTGAGCTATGATGAGTCCTAAAAAGAAAAATTGAGGGTGGCTTCAATGCTACCCTCAGACTAAATACATGGAGGTGTAATGAGACCAAGCGATACTTATTACTGGGAGATGGAAACAAAAGATAGCAAGGTTGTGAGACAGTATGATGAAAATGGAAAGGAGCAAAGCTGGAAGAAGCTGGTTAATCCTGATGATGTGGTGAGGGTAAGTTTAATCCCAAGACTTTCTGTGCTACCAAGACATGATGTAGTAATTGATAGAAGTGCTGGAGAAAAATTTATTAAGAGATTTGGTAGAGGATTTATAAAGCAGGCAGAGGATGGACTGAAACTCAGGGAGTATGTAAACTGTATAATGACAAATAGGTATAGGTTCTGGGTGTTCAGTGATGGTAGGTGTTTGATAACAAAAAATGATTATGAGGTGTATGTATAATGCAGAGACTATTTGTAATACCAGACCCAAAACCAACTTATGCAGAATGGTTTGTAGATGTATATCTGTCCAATTGGCTGGCAGGTGAAAACATCAAGACTGTAGGGTTTTCAGCTAAAAAGCTATCAGATGGCACTGATGCTACTACAGAAGTTCTGGATGTTTCGAAAAATACAAATACTACTTCAGTGATTAAGCCTTTTATCAGAGGTGGCACTTCTGGCGAATGGTATATAGTTACACTTCAAGTTGAAACAGATGCTGGTTCAAAAGAGGAATTCTATATCAAATTTCAAGTAAGAAATGTCTACTAAGGTTTATATATTTAAAAAAGATGAGGAAGTGCCTGCCCCTAAAAAAGGACGGGTATATTGTATCAAAAATGGGCAGGTCAAGGTTGTAAGATACCTACAGAATGGTAATGAAGCAGTGCTTGATATAAGAAAAGAAGGGGAGTATCTGTATGAGCTTGAGACATTTGGAATTAACCAGCCATGTAACTATGTAACTTTAAATGATGTAACTCTAGAGGAAGTCTCTGTAACTGGATTTAATCTTATAGAGTTTATCATAAACAAGTATTACTTTTTCCATAAAAGAATGGAGCTACTGTGGCTTAACAATGCCCGGGATAGAATTGAAGAACTAAAACAGCTTTATGATTTAAGCCTTTTAAGAGGGGCGGAAGTGGCAGGTCTGGCAGGTGTAACAAGGGAAACTGTATCCAGAGCCAGAATAATTGAGTAAAATCACAGATTTAACTTTAAATTTGTATTAAAGTCAATGATATAAGAAATACGAAAGGAGGCATTTAGAATGAAAGTTGTATATGTATCTGGTGGCACAGATATTATAGAAGTAAATGGCATAACTTTTGAAAAAGGCAAGCCAGTAGATGTAGATGATGATTTCGGCAAAGTGCTACTTAAAAAGACAACTGTTAAATTTGAAGAAGTAAAGGAAAAAGCAAAGGAAGGAGGTAAATAGAAATGGCACAGGCATTAGGTTCTAAAGGAAGGCTTATATATCAGGAGGAGCCAAGTTTTAAAACTGACCCCACTACTTTTGATGGTATATTACTGCCATTTGTAGATGAAGACTTGAGGTCTTCAAGAAATCTGATAGACAGTGAGCTTATTCGTGCTAAAAGGGATGCTACAAAGCCAGTTCTTGGTAATAAGGATGTTACAGGTTCAATCAGGACATATCTTCAGCCATATATTGGCTCACTGATTAAAGGAGTGCTTGGTTCAGTAACTACAACTGGCACTGGTCCCTATGTTCATACAATCACATCAGCAGATACTCTGCCAAGCTATACCATTGAGAAGGGCTTTACTAATATTAATCAGTATCTCCGCTACAGTGGCTGTAAGATAAACAGCATGACCCTGAATGTTACAAGTGAGGGATTTCAGGAAGTTACCTTTAATGTTATAGGTGCAAAAGAAAATACAGCTACAAGTTCTTCTGTATTTAGCGGTGGTGGGTCATACACAGACTATGGTAAAAGTTGCTATACAGGATTTGAAATTACCACCATTCAGGAAGGTGGCTTCGATATAGCCATAGTAACGGAAATCAGAGACCTTACGATTGAAAACAATCTTGATACAAATGTGTTTGTCATAGGTGGGCAGAGTGAGAGGAACTCCTTACCAGAAGGAAAAATCAGAGTTACTGGCACATTGACTGCTCTGTTTGAAGACATAACACTTTACAATAAGGCAGTCAACAGCACAGAGACATCCCTTAAAATTGTCTATCAGTTTGGAACAGGAGATGGAACATCTGGTAATGAATATGTAGAGTTCTATATTCCTGAAATGATTTATCAGCCACAAGCACCTGTTATATCGGGACCTGCTGGAGTTCTGGTTGATCTTCCATTCCAGGCTTATTATGACAATTCAGTAGAACAGTCCATAATTCAGATAACAATTAAATCAACACAAGCAACACTATAAAATGAAAACATTTTCAAAGGAGGTTTTATGCTTATTGTTAGAAAGCCTGACGAAACCAGTGAAGGCACATGGTTTGACCTCAGATTTCGTGGTGAAACCATCAGATTGAAAATTCGTCCATTGACTGGAGAAGTTCTTGAGCGTATTCGTAAGAAACACAGAAAGATAACTCGGGAAAGAGACCCTCAGACAAGGCAGCTTGTGAAAGTAGAGACATTTGATGATGAAGCCATTACGGCAGACCTTGCAGATTATGTTCTTGAAGATTTTGAAGGCATAGGTGAAGCACCAAATAAGCCACTTGAAGTTACAAAAGAAAACAAGCTACTGGTTATGGACATTCCATCTCTTGATGGTGAAATCTCAATTGCAGATTTTGTATTTGAGAAAGCTCGTGAACTTGCAGCAGTATCTGCTAAAGAATATGAGGAACTTGAAAAAAACTAATTGATGCCACCAGGTGGCGATTTGGTGGCGGTTTAAAATATTGTCAGGCTTGTTCTAAAAAAGCAGAAGTCATGGGGTCAAGTGTAGATTGTTATGAATGTGAAAATAAACCACCTGCACTTGACCCTGATTTACAAACACTATTTGAATGTTTTTGCCTGTGTTCTGGACAGTTAAGGTCAAGTTTTGGGAGTGTTTACGGACTGGATTACAATGTCGTAATACATGTAGCAAAAGATTTTGGAATTGAGACTAATAAGACATTCTATAAATTACTGAAAACATTTGAAGACACACTAATAGTGGAGCTAAATAAAAATGCCGAAAGAAGCATCTCTGAAAATTCAGGTCAAGGTAGCAGGGGCTAAGGCTGCTCAACATGCCCTTGCTACTTTACAACAGGCAATCTTTAAAACCTTTGGTGTAACCTATAAACATGCCGCCAATAACTTCAGAATACTGGGCAATATGCCCACTGCTATCCGAAAGACTGTAAAGGAACTTGAAAATGCAGAAACTGTCTTAAAAGCCATTACACGGGGCAAAGTCTCTCCTAAAGATTTTGGTCTCAGTGCTGATGCTTTCAAGAAAATGTCTTATGCTGTAAAGCAGGCTAAGCCCCAGATAATGACACTTCACCGTGAACTTGAAAAAGTAAAACTTGAAACACAGAGTATAACCAATCAGCAGAAACTTTTACAACAGCATCCATTCTTCAGGAAAGCTTATGGTGCAAGAGCTGTAAGTGCTATTTCAAAAGTTTCTGATATTCAGAAAGAAGTTAGTGATGCCAAAAAACTTGAAGCAGTATTAAAAAGAATTAACTATCTAAAAGACCTTTATAGAAAAAAAGGATGGACAAGAAAATCTCAGGAACTGTCAGTTATACAGAAAGATATTGAAAGAAGTCTTGGTATCAGACAGACCTTCTTTAGACGGGTATCTACAGGATTGCAAAGGCTATTTCCTGAGTTTAGCAGAAATACCCGTGCCATGATGGATTTTAATAGAGAAGCTCAAAGAGCATCCTTAAGACTTGGCAGAATTGCAGGCAGGTCTGTATTTCTTGTAACTATGCTTGGTGGACTATTTGCAGCATGGGCAGGGGCTAAAACAGTCTTTAGAGAAGCATTTCAGGCAGTAGAAAAATATCGAAAGGGATTGGCTGGGCTAACCGCTCTCACATTAACATTTATTAAGCCAAAAGCCAATGAAGGATTAGCTGACCAGTATAAGAGGGCAACTGCTTATGCTAAGCATCTGTATAAAGTTCTGGAAGATGTGGCAGCTACTACACTCTTAACAGGCGACCAGGCTAATCTGCTTGCTCAGGTGTTTTTAAGAAATGGTCAGTTTATAGATGTCTTTAATAAAAAACAGGTGGCGGCATTCAAAAGCATAGCAAATGCTATTGCTATTGTTACTGAAGGACAAAATAAAGAAGTTCAGATTTCTTCAGAAATTAATGATTTACTTGACGGTAGAATTACTCAGCACGATAGATTGGGACAGATGTTACTTAGAGTTGATAAAAATCTAAAGAAACACATTCAAACATGGAGGCAAGAAGGAACATTAATTGAGCATATAGGGGGACTTCTTAAGGGATTTGATGCTGTAAGTGGCCAAATAGCCGCCACATGGGAAGCTATTTCTACAAAACTATCTACAGCCTTTAGCAGACTTTCAAGAACAGCTTTTCGACCTGTTTATGAGGACATACTTAACTTTGTCAATAAACTTACAGATAGTCTTGACAAAAATAGTCTGGGTCTGACCCAGATGGTCTGGGTGAAATACAGAAAACTCAGAGGTATTCTTACCAGTCTGTTTTCAGTATTTGATACTCTTGTAAGCATTACAAAGAAACTTGCCATTAATCTTGGTTCAATATTTTTGTCTGCATTATTATATAGAGGTATAATGAGAGTAGTCAAAGCCATTAGCATAATGACTGAAGGATTTAAATCCTTTGCAATGCTAACAAGAAGAATGCTTGTTTTTCTTGTTCTGGATACACTGGTTGAGATTGTTAGATGGATGAATAGAATAAAAGACTTAAACAGAACTATGAAAGAAGTTGCCGAAAAAGCAGGATTGAGTAAAAAACAGAGACTTGGCTTGATTGAAAAGAAAACTATCTTTGGAACAGCTCGGATTGGGTATACAATTCCTTCTGAACAGGAACAATTTATCAATAATAAACAGGTTAGAAAAAGGGTGCAAGAACTAAAAGAAAAAATGGCAGCTACTTCTGAAATGATATATGATGCCCTACAGTTTAAGGGTAAAAAACAGGGATTTATAAGTGCAGAGACAGGTGAATTTATAAAAGGAGCAAATAAGGAGCTTTTAAAATACTATTGGTTTACTCTCAGAGGGGCAGAAGGAACTGCTGCCCTGCGTAAAGAACTTGAAAAATTAGGCGTCAGCTATCATATTGTAACTTTGACTAAAATACTAAAGGCAAAAGAGGAACTACAATTACTTGCTCCAGAGACTGCCGCCAGATTTATTAAAGAATTTGTCTATATAGGGCAAGATGGCGCTATACATTTTAAGAAAGGATTTGATGAAAAGATCAAAAAAGAACTTTCTCTATCTGCTGTAATTCCAGCACTTACACAGGATACAGAAAAGCTGAAGAAAACAGGTGAGCAATTTGGCAAACTTATAGCTGATGCTATGTTACTTGGCGCTACTGATATAGAAAAAATCAGGAATCAATGGCAGACACAACAAAAACAGATAATTGAGGCTTTTTACAGTCTCTCACCTGAACAGCAGAAAGCCAGAGCTCCTATGTATGGCAAAGCATTAATGCACTTAAAAGAATACTATACAACAGCGGAAAATGAAAGCATTTTCAAATCTCTTATAAAGCAATACAATACTGAACGAGATTTAGAGGAATTAAGATATGGCTGGCAGGGTGTTTTAGGGGTATCAATGGAATGGCTTCCAACAGTAGAAGAAGCCATTAAAAGAATGAAAGAATTACATCTTACAGGCACGCAGACTTATTTAGATATGATAAAACTACTATATCAATTAAAGGGTGTTCAACAAGAAGCTAATCAGAAAGTTGAAGATGCAAAGGGCACCTGGGAAGATATACTATCTGATATATCTTCTATATATAATAAAAATACAATAAAAGGATTAGTGTCTAAAAGACAGGTTTTACAAGAAATTCTGCCTTATGCCTCTTCAGATGTAAAACAGGAAATTATGGATGAATTACAAAAAACTAATGAAGCAATTCAAGAACAACAGGCAGAATTGTTAAAGAAAAATTATCCCTTTAAAGCAGGATTACAATCAATGCTTAAGGAGTGGCAGAATACTGCAAAGCAGATGTATGACCTTGCACAGTCAACTGCACAGGCGATGGAGAGGGCTTTTGGGGATTTCTTCTTTGACTTAATAACAGGCAGATTTAAACAGATGAGGGATATAATTGTTGGCTTCCTTGAAAGCATAGCAAGGGCAATATCTAATCTGATGGCACAGAGGATGGTGGCAGCGATATTGGGCTCATTCCTTGGAGGTGGAACTACAACAGCCACAACTACTACTGCATCAACTGGTGGGTATCATCTAGCTGGCTATGGTTCACTTAGCTATAACCCTGCCTATATGAGAGCAAGTGGTGGTAGTGTATATGCAGGAAAGGCTTATATAGTAGGTGAGCAGGGTATGGAGCTTTTCATACCAGGAACTTCAGGAACAATTGTACCAAACCATAAGATAACAACGGACAGACCAAATGTTAATGTGGCAATAAATATAGAGAACAAAACAGGTGTGCCTGTGGATGCTGAACAGGGCAAGATTGAATTTGATGGTGAAAAGTATATTGTGGGTGTGGTGTTAAAGAGCATACAGCAAAGAGGTGCACTGTATCACGGAGTTAAAGCAGTTCAGCAGGGGGTGTAAAGAAATGAGTGTGAATTTGATTAAAAATGGTGGATTTGAAACAGGAGATTTAACAAATTGGTCAACTTTTATTGATGGTGGAGCTGGTGCATCTGCTACTTTTTCTGCAACAACTTCAGATAAATATTCTGGTAATTATTCTTGTTTTATTAATATTGCAAGTGGTGGAACATCTGCAAGTAACATTCAGTTATATCAGGAATATTTTAATATTGTTAAAGATCTTAAGTATAAAGTCAGATTCTATGCCAAAGCAACAGCAGCAAGAAGTACAGATGTCAGAGTGATTCAGACAGTGTCTCCTTATAGTGTTTATGGTCTTGACGCTTCAGTTAATCTTACCACTTCTTGGCAGCTTTATGAATTATCATTTACAGCCAATACAACTGCCAATGACACCAGATTTCAGTTTAGATTGGGTGGAAATGTAGAAGATGTTTATATTGATGATGTTTCTTTGACTATAGACTTTTCTCTTTCAAAAAATCCTACAGTAGAAGGTTATAGTCAAACAGTTCTCTTTGACCCTGTACTGAGGAGTAAAACAGATGGTGGTTATCGACACACAAGAGCAAGATTTACAAGAGTACCAAAGAAATGGCGACTTCACTATACTGCAATGTCTGATACTGATAAAGCCACTATGGAAGCATTTGAACAGGCTTGTGGATATGGGGCACAGAGTATGACATGGACTAATCCAAAAGATGGACAAGAATATACAGTGAGATTTTCAAAACCAGTTGAGTATAGACTTTTCAGAACTTCACAGCTCTGGGAATTTGAAGTAGAGCTTGAGGAGGTCTGATGGCAAGAAATCTACCTGTAAACATCATAACAGAGGCGAATGAGCTTGACAGTAAAGGTGCATGGCTTGTTCTGCTTGATATTACCCTTCCTGACAGCACCCAGCTTTATCTGGTAAAAAACACTGAAAACATTACATACAATGGACAGGAATACACTGCCACAGAGTTTAATTTATCTTTGAATAGCTCAAAGGGCAAAGGGCAGCTTCCACAGCTTACATTGAGCATAGAGAATGTTACCCATGTGCTTGAAAGTTATATTGAGGCTACAAATGGTGGAGTAGGGTCAACTGTGGTGCTGAGGGTGGTTAATTCAGAGCATCTGACAGAGAATTATTCAGAGCTTGAGATGACTTTCACTGTGGTTGGCACACAGGTGAATGCTAATTATGTAAGCTGGCAGCTTGGAATAGTAAGCCCTACACTTATGAGATTTCCACTTTACAAATACAATCCCCTCATGTGTGGATATAAGTTTAAGTCTGCAAGATGTGGTTACACAGGCACAGATACTACCTGTGACAGAACTCTGGATGCTTGCAGACAGAAAGGAAACAGTAAACGATTTGGTGGCTATGTGGGACTTCATAATCCTGCTTATAGCTTAAGGATAGTGGGGTTTTAATGATTGATGTATCTGACCTTATAGGATTTGGATTTAAAGAAGGCGGAAGAAGTAAAGAAGAAGGTTTTGACTGCTATGGTCTTGCTATAGAAATTTACAGACGGTTGGGCTTTAAACTGCCTGACTACTTCTGGGTAGAGGATTTAGTGGAAAGAGATGAAAGGATTAATGAGTGGGCTAAACAGGATTTTATCAGACTTGAAAACCCAAAACCTTACTGTATTGTAACATTTACTTTAAGAAGACCCTATACAACTCATGTGGGCGTAATGCTTGAGAATTGTAGAAGATTTATCCACATTATGCCAAAACGGAATGTTTGTATAGAGGTGCTTGACTATATGTTTTGGGAAAAGAGAGTAACAGGATACTTTTATCCAGAGGGGTTTGACTATGATGCAAACAGATAAATACAAAATAGTGAAAGTAAAAAATCCCTTTGACAGAAATGATAGGGAAGTAAAGGTAGAGGATTATTCTATCCTTTCTGTTAAGAAGATAGTGGAGAGGGAAGGGGTGGCAGATCTGCCTGTAAAGGTGGCTGTAAATGGTGTAGTGATAAAAAAAGAAGATTGGGCAGATAAATATCTATTCCCTAATGATGTGCTTACAATTGTGCCTGAGATACAGGGGGGACACTCTGGTAAAAACATATTAAGAATAGTGTCTATGATTGTAGTGGCGATTGTGGCATGGGAAGTTGCTCCTGTGATTGCAACAACTGGAGCTCTTGGGGAATGGGCTGGTGCTACATGGGTAACGGCAGCGGTGGCAATGGGAATTAACATTGTAGGTGGAATGATTGTCAATGCACTTTTGCCACCACCAAAACCACAACTTGATAAACTTGATACTCCAGAGCTAAATGCTTCACCAAACTATGGCTGGTCACCTCACACAACACAGCAGCCAGGCATTGTAGTGCCTAAGATATATGGCACAATTAAAACCCGTGGTAATTTAATAGATACATACATTTCACATAAAGAAGAAAAAAAGGGGGAAAAACAGTATTTACATCTTTTAATTGCACTCGGTATGGGACCTGTATATACTATAACAGACTACAAAATCAACAATCAACCTGTAGAGAACTTTCATGGAGTGTGGATACATTCAAGGAAAGGGTATCAAACACAAACAACAATCCCAGGATTTAACAATACAATAACAGAGTATCCCCAGTCTAATAGTAAAGTTCTCTATTCCAATCCTGTAATCTACCAGACTCAGGGTAACAATTATGATGCACTTTCTATAGAGATAACTTTTCCACGAGGATTATATCAGCTTGATTTACATAATGGAGATAAACATCCTTTAAGTGTGAATTTAAGGGTGTCTATAAGTGATGATGGTGGAGTTACATGGAAATCAATTACTCATCAGACAGTTCAGACATCTGTAACATCAGGAGGCTATTGGTCTGGGGGATTCTGGACACAAGAGTTTAGAAATCCACAATGGTTTGAGGTTGCTAGAGGAGGCTTTAGTCCTGCTCAATATTATAATGGTGCTCCTGTTGGATATTTTGGTGGTTCCAGAACCTACTGGAGATGGATTGATCCTATACCATCTGTGCATATAGTTACATCTACAGTAGATTATGTAACTATTAAAAGAAATCGACCAAAACCTTTTACACTTCATTACAGATTTGATACAGGGGGAAACTATAAGCAATATTGGGTGAAGATTGAAAGACTTACTGCTGATAGAGACCAAAATCAGGGATACTATGATGAGTTTTATTTCACATCGATAAAGGAAATCTACTATGATGACTTTGAATACCCCCACCATGCACTCGTAGGGATTAAAGCACTTGCTACAGACCAGTTATCAGGAACATTGAACTTTTCCTGCAAGGTTCAGGGAGCACTGGTGAGAGTGTATGACGGGGCTAACTGGTCTGTGCAGTATAGCAATAACCCTGCATGGGTGTGTTATGACATTCTTACTCAGCCAGTATTTGATGACAACCTGAATGTGCTGGAGTATGAAGGATATGACCCATCACAGATAGATTATCAGGCATTTTATGAGTGGGCGCAGGAATGTAGTAACAAGGGGCTTGAGTTCAATGGTATCTTTGACAGTGATACATCTGTGTGGGATGCTGCTTTGAAGGTGGCAGAAGTTGGAAGAGCAATCCTTTATACAAAAGGGTCAAAAATAACCTGTGCTGTGTTTAAAAAACAGGATACCCCTGTGCAGATATTCAGTGTGGGGAATATTTTGATGGACAGCTTTGAGGAGACTTTTGTAAGCCTTGACAACAGAGCAGGAATGATAGAGATAGATTATCTGAATAAAGAGAAAGATTATGAAAGAGACAGACTTGTGATAGTAGATGAAACGAGTAATAATCCAAACAATAAGGTTACACTGAAAGGATTTGGTATAACGAGTAAGGAACAGGCTTACAAATATGCAAAGCTATATCTATATAAAAACAAGTATCTTACAAGGTCTATCAAATTCAAAGCAGATGTAGATGCGATAGTATGCACACTTGGAGATAGAATAGACATACAGCATGACATCCCCTCATGGGGTGTGGGTGGAAGGATTGTATCTGCTACTTCGGATAGTGTTACACTGGATAAAGAAGTAACAATAGAAAGTGGTAAAACCTATGTGATTACAATAAGACTGAAAGATAATACTCTTGTTACAAAGACTATTACAAATGGGGCAGGAACTTACACAACCCTTAATGTCTCAAGTAACTTTACTACTGTGCCAGAAAAATATGACCTTTATATCTTTGGTGAACAAAACATTCATAAAAAACCCTTCATAGTAACCCAGATAGATGTTGACCAAGACCAGTATGCCACCATTTATGCTATTGAATACAATGAAAGCATTTTCAATGTAGATACAGAACAACCAGTTGTGCCTACCATCAATTACTCAACTCTTAATCCTTATCCACCTGTGGTGGATGTAGAGGCTACAGAGCTATGGACAAGGAATAATAATGGACAGCTTATTGATGTAATAGATATTTCATGGACAAGACCCCATTCATCTGCATTTAGAGGGGTAAAGATATATTACCAGAGAGATAATTCAGACACATGGGAGTATGCAGGAGAGACACTTGGAGACAGTTTCAGATTCCCTGATGTGATAGTGGGAAGCACTTATACTTTTGCTATCTGCACCATAAACACAATGGGACTTCAAATGCCTATTCAGGATGCGCCACAGATAACAGTTACAGCACAAGGTAAGAATGCATTGCCAAGTAATGTAACTGGATTTACTGCTACAGTGATGGATTACGGCATAGTGCTTTCATGGGATGCAATCCCTGATGCTGACCTTGATATTTATGAATTATCCTTTGATGATGGAACTGTGATAGCAGAGGTAAAGGGAACCAAATACTTCTACAACATGTTATCCACAGGCACTTACACATTCAGGATAAGGGCAAGGGATACATCAGGTAATTATTCTTCAGCTTATACAACATACCAGCTAACTATACATGGAGCAACTGCACCAAGTATCACGGGCAGCTTTGAAGGGCAGAACTATGTGCTTTCATGGACTGAACCTACTGCTGGGGATTTTCCAATAGTAAAGTATGAAATACGATATGGGAATGACTGGACAACTGGAACTGTGCTTGCTAAAACAAAAAGCACAAAATACACTGGACATGCAGGGTGGTCTGGAACAAGGACATTCTTTATAGCTGCTATTGATGCTATAGGAAACTATGGAGCAGTGAGCTCAGTATCTATGAATGTGCAATCACCTTCAGCAGTATCAGTAACAGCAGAGGTGATTGATAACTTTGCCCTGCTTAAATGGACAGAACCTACTACACACACCCTGCCAATTGATGTTTACGAAGTAAGAAAAGGAAGCGCATTCTCTACTGCCACTGTGCTTGGAAAGGTGAAGGGAACTTTTCATACTGTGTTTGAAAGCTCAGCAGGAAACTATACTTACTGGGTTGTGCCTATAGATACGGCAGGTAACTATGGAACTGAAACCTCTGTAACAGTAGCAGTTGCACAACCACCTGATTTTAAACTTAATGTTACATGGAATGATGACTTCTCAGGCACAAAGACAAATGCAATGCTTGACAATGGAGTGCTTTATGCCCCTGTGAATACTACAGAGACATATGAACAGCATTTTATCAACAATGGCTGGTCAACATGGCAGGATGCTATAAATGCAGGATATAACTACTACCTTGAGCCTACACCATCTACTGCAAGCTATGAACAGACCTTTGATTATGGAGCATTGCTTAATAGCTCAAAGATAACTGTAAGTCCTACAAAGCAGGATATAGATGGAACTGTATCAACTCAATGCACCATATCTGTAAGCTCTGATAATGTAAACTGGACAGACTATATAAACACATGGAGTGTTTATGCCACACAGTTTAGATATGTGAAGGTGAAGATTGATTTTTCAACTACATCTGGGGCTGACCTGTGTAAAGTAACTGCATTAAATGTAAGACTTGATAGTAAGCTGAAAAATGACGCTGGCAGAGGTTATGCCAATGCTTCAGATACAAATGGGACATTTATAAGTTTCAATGAAACCTTTGTAGATATAGAGAGTATTGTAATTACGCCTGAAGGTAGCAGTGCAATTATCCCTGTGTATGACTTCAATGATGTGCCATACCCCACAGGATTTAATGTTTATTTGTTTGATACAAATGGCAATAGAGTAAATGGTTATTTTAGATGGACAGCAAGAGGTTATTAAATAAAGGAGGTGTTTAAAGATGGCAGATTGGAGTAAACCAATAACAGGTGATACTTATGCAGATATAATTAGTGAAATCAGAGCTCGTGATGAGGATGTGGCAAAACAGTTTGATGGAACTACATCAAGCAATATTCCTACAGATGCAATCAGATGGAACAGCACAAACAAAAGATGGGAAAAGTGGAATGGAACTCAGTGGAACCCACTCTCAGCAACCTACAATATAGACCTTGACTTTGCACCATATGGAACAATTTCATCTACTACAGTAATAAATGCTATTAAAGAGTTGGCAGATGAAAAGTTAGATAAGTCAGGTGGAACAATAACAGGAACTTTACAAATATCATCTGACATTGCAGAGATTAGATTAGATAGCGGAGTTAGTTATTATAAGAGAATTACGTGTAACGATGGAAGTGGTAACTTTTGTGTTAAAGCTAACTACGATGGCGGTAGCCGATATATTGTAAGTAATCATGGTGCTGCAGGATTAGTATTAAACACTGAATATCAAAAAGGTGTTATGGAACTAAGAGTTGCACCAAAAGGAACTGCAGGACAGGCTGCAACGTTCAAGAAACTTTATATTGACTCTACGGGAACTTGTACTTGGGATGGTAACACAATATGGCATGCTGGTAATGATGGTTCAGGCAGTGGGCTTGATGCTGACAAGCTGGATGGTTATGAATCAAGCTCATTCCTCCGTAAAGCAGAAGCTGTGCCAGTGAGAGATAGTGCAAGGAATTTGACAATTAAAAGCGCCATTATCTCAAATCCTGCTAAGATAGAGGTTACAGCAGATGAAGTGATATTGCAGGATAGTTCTGGCAACCCTTATAGAGCCACAGGAGTAAATGTATCCATTCATTCGACTGCAAGTGGAGTAAATGGCTTAGACACAGGTTCTATGGCAACAAATACATGGTATTATGTATGGTTAATTTACAATGGTTCAAATGTGGCTGGGTTAATCTCTTTGTCACATACATCTCCAACGCTACCTTCGGGATATACACATAAAGCATTACTTGGGGCTGTAAAGACTGGAGCAACTGCTACCGCTTTTCTTAGCAGCCTTCAAGTAGATAATAGGGTGGCTATCACTACTCAAAGTTTTACAGGTTTACAAGGAACATCTTATATATCATTGAATATCAGCAATGTAGTCCCACCACATATTACAAAGAAAATAAAAGGGTACACTACTCATAGTGGTAATGCTTACGCAGATCATCCAATCATAGCTACAAACACTGATTATGTTGACCATGTGAAGACTTCACGTCACTATTTTGAAGTAATAGTAGAACCAAGTGCTACTCCGACAATTTATGTTAATCCGCAAGCAGTTGCTTCTTTTGGAGAAAGTAGTAGTATTTACATTACTGGTTATGAGATTTAAAGTTATCATAGTAGTAGCATTTGTTTCATTAGCATTGTTCAGCGGCAACGCTAATGCTGACGATTTGCTGGCTGGAGAGGCTGCATATTGGACTCTGCATATTATGGACTGGGGACAAACTCTTGAGATAGCAAGACATCCAGAAAAATACTATGAATTGAATCCTATATTGGGAAGACATCCAGGTGTTGGAAAAGTAAATACTTATTTTTTAATAACCGGGATTGGGCATACACTTATCTCAGCAGCTTTGCCAAAAAAATATAGAAGAATATGGCAGTGGTTTACAATTGGAATTGAAAGCAGTGTTGTTTTACATAATTTTAGAATAGGATTGAAAGTGAGGTTTTAAAATGCCAATATCTTGGAAAAAGAAAATCAATTCTTGCTGGTGGCTAAAGAATGATGATGACCCAGTGCCGCCTGCATGGTTTGTGAAAAATAAACCACACTGGTATAGGATGTTCATGTGGTATCTGAGAAATCCTTTGCACAATTTTACCTTTTATGTCATTGGCATAGCGGACAAACAATTTGAAAGCTATGGTAAGCGACCAGATACTGTTTTTGTGCATGGCTGGGACTGGGCAGTGAGAAAATATAAGTGGTTAAGACTGCCATTTATAAGCTATCAGGGGCATGGCTGGCAGTTTTATATTGGATGGAGGGATAGAGGAAACTTTGGGGTGAAATTGAGAAGGATTTCACCCCATTAATTGAAAACATTTTCATTTTTAATATTCTATTTACAATATTATTCATTTTTGTTTTACTACTGGTAACAATCAAGAATTACTAAGGAATGTCCCAAAATTTTATATCCCAATGTTCCGCCAGTTGTGCCATTAGCTTTTTGAGTTCTTCTATATCTATACTCTCTTTCCCTTCATGTTTCTGCATTTGGTTTAGCTTTCCCCATAGGTCATGCAATACAAAGAAAGCCTCCTGTCCTTTTATTGCAGCATAATGTTCCCAATTTTCCTCTGGTAGATTGAATTTAAGTATTGCTTTCATACTAACCTTCTTTCCTAATCATTATGCCCCATTTCGATCAAGCAGTAATTGTTATAGCCGTATATAGGCAATTCATCTTGCAAAATAAAATGGATATGTGTATCCCCACATATCCAGTGCCTTAATGTTATTCTTTTTACTCCAGGCAATTTTCTTTCTTCAAAAATCCCTTGTATCATAGGAGTGAGATACTTTAAATCTCTGTATTGAGTTATAACGCAAAAAACTCTTTCAAACCCAAGTTCTACATGGGATGCAAGGTCATGCACTTTTGCAAAGGTCTTTCCACAACCTCTTCCATTTAAGTAACCTAATTTGACTTTATGCAATTTATCAAGTTCTGTTCTCATTGTCATCCTCACTTATTTTCATTAATGTCCAATCTTCATATATCGGTATCTGCCCATCAACAGCATGATAACTCACACGGGACTCAATACAACGGGATACTGACAATAAAGTTATATAAATATAACCTGACATTGACATCTTTATATCATATTCTATTTTTATATTCCAATGATACTCAAGATATTTGAAATTAATCTCTGCTATCATTTCTGCTGTTGATAACATATGTTCCATACATGCAGTTATAAAATTCGCATAAATCATTCCCTCTTCATCAGATAGTATAGTGCATTCTACAATATCATCAGGGATACCAAGTTTATGGGAAGCATTAATTTTTATTTCTCTTACTACATTTAAATGGACATTAATATATCTCTGCACATCCTCTGCTGCTTCTAATAAAACATCCAATAGAGAATTGGGAGCATCACATCCCCGATGACATTGTATAGACTTACAATCCAAACAAGACTTATTTATTTTATTTTTATATTTATTCACTATAAGTTCTTCTCTGTTTTTCTTCTTGATATGATATTTAACCATTTCTTTTTTCATGCTTTCTCCTCTGCTTTTTTATCTCTATTAATTCTTCTTTCCCTGTTTTTATTGGTTCATCATAACAGACCTGCACTTGCATAAGACATCTTAAACCTCCATTTTCCAGAAATATTCACACTTGCCATTTTTGAATGGCACAATAACAAACTGGCTCAAAAACTCATTTGTTCTACTACTAATATACCACTCAAAAGTAATATATCTCTTACATTTTTTCTTCAATAGGCAATCTGTGCCTTTACAAACAGTGATACTCTTAATCATTTCCTGAACTCCCAAATCCTCTTGCTCCTCTTTCTGTAGGATAATGTTTTTCAAAGTCTATATAAATATCTTTATTAACTACAATCTCTACTTCATAGTCTTTACTAAAAACCATCTGGCAAATTCTGTCAGTTGTAAACAATTTAACATCAAAATCTCCGTGATTAATCAAAATTACTTCAACCTCACCCCGATAGTCTGGGTCAATCAGCCCTGGTGAGTTTAAAACCGTAACTCCAAATTTACGAGCAAGACCACTACGAGGTCTAATATCTGCATGACAGTCTGAAGGCATTGCCAGTTTAAACCCTAAAGGAATAGAAAGCCATTTATGTGCTGGAATTATAATATTCTTTCGGGTCTTACAATCCCAGCCTGATGAATCATATTTTTTCTCTGGCACAAGATGCCAGTTAAAAGAGCACAAGATAATTTTATTCATAAAAACCTCCCTATTCTCTTTTGGAAATTTATCCTTCCAATTCATATTCTCTTTATTTAGTTTTGGTTTTGTCATTTTACCTCCTTTAATTCTTTAATTGTGTCTTTAATTCTTTGTTTAGCTATTTCACAATACTTTTCATGGAGTTCTATTAAAATCCACTGCCTACCAACATTTTTACATGCAATCGCTGTCGTACCGCTCCCTCCGAATGGATCTAACACAATTCCCCCTGCTGGTGTTTTAGTCAGTGTGCATAGATATTCCATAAGTTTGAGAGATTTTACAGTTGGATGCGTGTTGCCTACACCACGCTCTTTCTTGGAAGCCTTAGCACAGTAGAAGAAGCGGGCATTATTTTCCCCTTTTCCTGTTAAGTCAACCTTTATCTGCTTAAAATAACGGGAAGCTCCGCCTTTGTCGCCAAAGCCCACCCTTCCCTTCTCTCTATTTTTTGAAGTATCAGTACCAAAAATACTAACTGCATTGCCATTGCCACCACCAGAACTTAATCCCAATTCCCCACTCTGCTCATCTAACATATAGCAAGGGCATTCTGGGTTGGTATGGATTCGATAACCACCTTTATATGTTCTTCCAGCGGGCTTTCCTTCTGATTTTCTCCATATACCACCTTTTACTTCTTCTGGTTCTTTAATTTCTTCTGTCCCTTCTATCACCTCATCACAAATACATTCAAGGATTATGTTGGCTGGGAAGCGACCTTGTGGATGTTGTTCTCCTTTATTTTTACCATCCAAATTACTTCCATAACCAACTTTACCAGACCCTATTGATAGTTTTTCATTTGTCCCTATCCTCCCCCCGTCAATATTCAACCCTGCTACTCCCCACTTCAAAGCATTTTGAGCATAGCCTCCTTCTGGACTTTTAATGGCTAAAATAATCGGTTCAAATGCTGGCTTTAATGCTGTTCCGTATCCTTCCCAATCATTTTTTACTATATTGTTGCCAACTTCTATTTGGTTTTTTTGGAATATCTTGTCTGCAATATTCACATTTTTTAATTTCTTGTGCCGTAAATACATATCCTCCTTATATTCATTATACATATTTTCTAATTGTTTTCTTATATTCTTTGCTATATTTAAAGATTTGGGAAATCCGCTACCATAAATCCAGAGGATAGTATCTTTAATCTCAAACCCAGCCAATCTTAAACTCATACTCATCAAATCTTGAGTCCTTGTCCCAGCAAACACTAAAGCAGTTCCACCAGGTTTCAACACCCTATACACTTCCCTCCACAAAGCAGGTGGTGGAACGAAAGCATCCCAATCTTTCCCCATAAATCCTGATCCACCTGGTATATAATCATCCTCACCCGACAGCCACTTCATCATCGTTTCCCGTATTTTCTTTTCTGATATGTTCGATAGCCCGTATGGTGGGTCTGTTATCACGGTATCCACACTATTCTCTTCCATCTTTTCCAACACTTCTATGGAGTTTCCGTTGTATAGTATTCCCCCATCTGCCTCATAATATCTGTTTTCTTTTGGAAATTTATCCTTCCAATTCATATTCTCTTTATTTAGTTTTGGTTTTGTCATTTTACATCCTTTCCATGCCTTGCCACAAACTCTAACGCCTCTCTAATTGTTTTCTCACTTACCCTTGCTCCGTTAGACAACTCAATTAGCCCCTCTTCCCCTTCACCATCGGGCAAGCCAGTCTCTTTCAAAATCCCATAGGCAACTTCACCCCCGATCAGCTTACCACAGGTGATAGTTTTTTCTTTCTCATCAATTTCACGCCAGTTACAAACCCCAGCGAAAATTCTCAATCCTGCTTTAAGAGTGGTCCCACAAGTAATGGAGAAATGAGAGATAATCCCTCCACCAGTCTCAATCCACTCACCAGCTTTAATCCCTCCACCAGCTTTAATCCACTCGTCAGCTTTAATCCCTCCACCTGCCTCAATCCATCCACCAGTTTTAATCCACTCACCAGCTTCAATCCCTCCGCCAGTTTCAATCCAATCACCAACCTCAATCCTTCCAATAGCTTTAATCCACTCGCCAGCTTCAATCCCTCCACCAGTCTCAATCCACTCACCAGCTTTAATCCACTCGTCAGCTTTAATCCCTCCACCCGCCTCAATCCACTCACCAGCCTCAATCCCCCCACCAGCTTTAATCCATCCACCAGTTTTAATCCACTCACCAGCTTCAATCCCTCCACCAACCTCAATCCAATCACCAGTTTTAATCCACTCGCCAGCTTTAATCCACTCACCAGCTTTAATCCCTCCATCAGCTTTAATCCACTCGCCAGCTTTAATTAACCCACTGGCTTCAATACTACCCTCTACTACTAACCCCTTCTCCAAATCAATCTCCAAATCCCCATTGGTTATTAAATTCCCCTCCCAGTAATACCTCCATCCCATATCTTTTAGCCCTTTTGTTTTGGATGTAATTTTCATTTTTCCTCCTTTCATTCTTTAATTGTGTCTTTAATTCTTTGTTTAGCTATTTCACAATACTTTTCTTCTAACTCAATACCTATCCATCTACGATTTAATTTTTCACAGGCCACAAGTGTTATTCTACTTTTATAAAAGAAAATATCCAAGCTATTACATCAACAGTCCAAGTGTTTCCTACCATTTTATATCTTTGAGTATCTGATATCTGTTTTACTTTACCATCTTCAAATAAACCATATTGAGTATAATTATCAGGTAAAGTTTGTAATCTCTCACATTCAAGAGGTGTAAGTCTTCTTACCCTAATAATTCTATCTACCAAAATTTTTGGCTGTCTATACCCTCCTTGCATTGTAGTTAAAGTGGGAGATTTACCAAAAATTGAATAAACCCTTTTAATTATATCATATCCTTTTAAATCTAAATACCCAATACAAAAACACAAATTTGTAGCTCCAGAATTTGATACTCCTTGGCCTGCTGCAGTTAAACATTTAGCTTTTTGTTCTGGAGTTCTTAAATTAGCTAATGCTTTTTTTAAAGATGTTCTCCCTTTAATATTTAATAACCTATTCTCTATATAATACTTCTTATCAACCTCATCTTCTAAAATATCTTTCAATAATATTCCATTATCTTCAGGCAACCCTTCAACAGGTATATTTGTCCAATATAATCTTCTTCTGTTTTGTGCTGATACTAAAGCTGAATTTATTTCAATAGGCTCTACTTCCAAAGCATTTGTAACTACATCTCTCCACTTTTTAGCCACTCTGACATTCTCAAGTAAAAACCACTTAGGTTTAATCTCTTTCAACAACCTTGCAAATTCCCAAAAGAGATAAGATTGTCCTTCAAATTCAAATCCTTGTTCTTTTAACTCTAAATATTGTTCAAGTGAAGTAACTTCTATTTTTTCTTTTGTTACCATACCTTGTCTCTTACCTGCAAAACTGAAGTTCTGACAAGGACTCCCTCCCATTATTAAATCAACTTCTTTAAAATCTTCTCCTTTCAAATATCTAATATCACCAACAAATATTGTATCTGGATAATTATATCTTGCTACTGCAATAGCATATTTATCAACTTCACTTGCATAATACTTTTCAAATTTAATTTCTACTCTATCTAATGCTAATCTACCACAAGAGATACCATCAAAAAGACTTAATACATTTCTCATATCAGCCACCTCCTCTCTTCAAATAGTTTTCTTTGTCTAACAATTTCTTCTATTCTTTTCTTAGCTATTTCACAATATTTCTCTTCTATTTCAATACCGATCCATCTTCTATTAAGTTTTTCACTTGCAATAGCTACAGCACCTACACCAATAAAAGGATCTAATACTATTTCGTTTTCTCGAGTAGAGTTGTCTATTAAAATTTCCATTAACTCTACAGGTTTTTCTGTATCATGGGTATTTTTACCATTTACTTTAGTCTTTTTATTAGGAATTGATAAAATATCAGATGTCCCACAATTATTTATTCTTTTAGCTTTACCTTTTCTACCAAATAAGATATACTCAAACTGTGACATATAAAACATACTAGTAATCTTGTTACCCTTATCCCATATAAGACTTCTTATGAAATTTACATTTTTTATATTATAAATAACACTTAAATATTCATACAAATTTTTATGGTTTGTCATAACATAAAAATGAGTGTGTGTTTTTAATTTACTTATAACAAAAGGTAACCATTCTTTAACATCAACATCGTTATGTTTAAAAACTTTACCTTTCATATTTATATCTTTTCTAAACATTCCTCCTGCTCCTCCAGCACTACCCCTACTTGTTGTTCTGTAAGGAGGGTCTGTGACTACTAAATCTATACTTTCACTCGGAAATTGCTTTAAAATCTCTAAACAATCTTGATTATATAAAATTCCATTCTCAGTTTCAAAATAATGATTTTCTTTTGGGAATTTATCTTTCCAGCTCATTTTATCACCTCCTTATTTAAAATAAACCTCTTTGTTTTATAATTTCTTCTATTCTTTTCTTTGCTATTTCACAATATCCCTCATTGATTTCTATTCCTATCCATCTTCTATTGAGTTTTTCACAAGCTACAAGAGTTGTTCCACTACCACAAGTAAAATCAAGCACTAAATCACCTTCGTTGGTATATGTTTTGATAAGATACTCTAACAAAGCTAATGGTTTTTGAGTAGGATGTTTATCTACATTATGCTCATTATTTATTTTTAATATAGTTGTAGGATAATTAGTCTTAGTTTGTATATGAACCTCTTTATCTGGAACTTTACCATACACACGACTCTTTTTTCGGCCTTCTGTATTCTTTTTTATGAAATTACAATCTACCAATCCTTGTGGATTATAAGTAGGTTGTTTTTTATAAAAAACAGATATTATTTCATGTTTAACCATAGGTCTTTTCTTTGCTTGTAAATGTCCAGTTTTTCTTGATTTTTCCCAAATCCAATCATACTTAAACTCTTTAAAATTGCTAACTCTCAATAAACTACTAAAAGGCTCGCTTCCAAATAAAACAATAGGCGTCCTATCTTTCCTAATTCTCTTTAACTCTCTCCACATATCATCAAATGGAATAACAATATCCCATTTGCAAGCAGTTGTTCCATAAGGAGGGTCAGTAATAATAGCGTCAAATATCTGCTGTGGAAACTTACTCATTGTTTCAATGGCTTCAGCATTATATAATATTCCATTCTCAGTTTCAAAATATCTATTTTCTTTAGGAAATTGGTCTTTCCAATTCATTCTGTCACCTCAAACTTTGTATATCCATTCTCTCTTAACCAAATCAGCATTTCTGCACGGGCATTGGGTTCAGTATCGGCAATTCTTTCTACTGAACAATACTTCTCATCTTTTATATCATCATATTCTTCATATCTTACTATCCAGCTTCCATTATATCCCTTTTTTATTATCAAATTCCCCAGTCTCTTTATATATTCAGGCAACCACTCTCCCAACTCTCGGCAAGTGGGGGCTTTGATGTCGCTTACTACCAATACTGGGTCTTCATCTAATTCTAAAACAAGTTTCCATTCAAAATTTGCAGAATTAGGGTTTTTAAAAACTTTTCTCCAATACAACCCTCCGTCATCTTGTGGAAATCCCAACTCCTTCAATTTCTTGCACAACTCCAAACTCGGAACTTCTTTTGTAAGGTCAAAAGACATATTCCACCCCCTCAAAATAGAATAGATATGACCTTTTATTGCTTTTCTAACCTTATCCATCATTCCCAAAACACCCTCATGCTTGCTAAAAAACAACCTCTTGGATAACCCCATGTATAGTAGTGTTTGATAAACTTAACACTCCACCCCTGATAATAATAATCATTCACAAAAGCCTCATCTATGTATTTACAGATTAGTCTCAAAACAGCACCTTCTGAATATTGGATAACCTTTCCTTTAACCTCCAATTTATCTATTCCCGCTCCAGATATTCCCTTGCTTTTGAGATAATGTTTAATACATCTTCACCAAATACAGGAATAATTAACCCTTTATTGATAGTGCTAAACCACTTCACCTGCTTTTCATTTAATTTCATCTCTGGGTTCTTTTCCACCTGTTCAGGAAGGTCAATAGGGAATATATCTGGCACAGCCTCCACTACAGCATATATTGCTGTCTTCAAAGTAAAGTTATCATCTTCCATTTCCTGCTGAATATAATGAATCCATCCTTTGTGAATTAATCCACTGTCTTCCAACTGGTTACTTTTTTCATCAAGCAAATCCTTCAATGTTTTTCCTTTAGGAATTTGTAGCATATTGCTCTCCGACAATTTATCCCTCATCTTCCATCTCCAACAGTTCAGGATTTTCATAAATGTTGCCAATAACTTCCAAATCTTGCCATTTAATCCAATTATTCTTGCCATTTATGCCAATAACTTCCAAATCTTGCCATTTAATCCAATTATTCTTGCCATTTAATCCAATTATTTTCATAGATGTTGCCAATAACTTCCAAATCTTGCCATTTAATCCAATTAACTGTCCAACCTTTTACAGTGAAATATGGGGGATTAAATATTACCACTCCTTTTGTTGGTTCTGATACACTGAAGGCTGTTTTTGGATATTGAACAATATCCCCTTCATATATTTCCTTGCCATTTTTATCTTTCAATCCAGTATATTCCATTAAAATTTGATTTTTCTGGATATTTTCTATCATAAAGTTTAATCTTTCGTTATCATTGTAATGGTCATAATAAGGCTCTGGATTATAATCCATCTCTTTCTTTTCTTTATTCCATGCTCTAAATTTAATCTCTCTCATATCCCATCTCCTTCTCAAACTTCACATATCCATTTTTTATGCACCAGATTAAAGATTTAGCAAGGGCATCAGAGAAATTATCTTTAAACTCTATATACTCACCATAACCAGCTTCATATAAATTTTCATCTTTATATATTGCTAACATTGCCCATCCTATAGGTCTATCAACATCAGGAGTGTCTATAGTTATCTCTTCAGGCAACCACTTCAGCAG